AGAGATTGTGATAACTGGTCAAAACTTATTCTTTGACCTACTGCAATATCTTTTGCCTCTTCAGCAAGTTTGTCGCCTGTAGGTTGTTTTTCTGCAACTCTATATCCAAATCTATATTTTTTCTTTGCACCTCTTGAAACACTACCTTGTCTTGAAGATGTATTAGCTCCACCTCTTTCAGAAATAGTTTCTTCATTCATTTTTGCAACATAATCAGCAGCTGCTTTAGTTGTTGATAAAAGTTTTGTTGCGTTAGGAAATCCTTGTCTTTTTTCTTTTTCTTTATCAAATTTTCTAAAATCTTTACCCATTATGTAAATACCTCTATCTAAATTATAATATATTTCTTTTGCTTCTTCTAGTTGTTCGTTTGCTGTTTGTAAAGCTCTTGCAATAGTAGAAACTTTAGATAAATTTTTAGCAATCTTTTCTATTTCTCTTACAGCAATAGTATATTTACCATCACTATTTACAGCAATTTTCATTGCCTTTGCAACTTTATCAGGACCATATTGAGTAGGGTCTGGTGTTTGTTCTTCTAATTCTACTTCTTCTCTAGTAATTTCCATATCTGTTTGTAAATACTTTATTGCTGCTTGTAAACTATGTTTTCTTGTTATTAGTTTATCCCTTTGGTAAATTTCATATGGAGCTTGCCCACTATTACCAGGTTCTTTAACTAAAACGACTTTAGTTCTTTGCATTTGCCGCCAAGCATTAATCCTTTTTATTATTTGGTCTTCACTACTTTCTTCTAATTCTACTCCACCTTCTACTTCTTTTTGACCGAAAATTCTAGCCATAGGGTCGCTTTTATATAAGTGACCACCATGTACATCAAATCTTTGTTTCAATTGTGCCATAAATTTAGGGTCAGTTACATTACCTCTAGCACCTTTAGCTGGTGCATTAACACTTGCTGGTTTATATAAATCACCAGTTTGTTTATCTACAAAAGCATGTATGCTTCTCTTTTGGCCTCTTTCATATTCGTGAATTTTAATATATTTTGGACCAACTGTCATTTTATATTCATTTTTTCGGTCAGCAAATAATTTTGCAAAACTTGGATGGTTTTTAATTTTTTCTTGGCCAATTTTCATATAATCATTAACACCTTTAATTACATTAGCATTCTCATCTAATTGTACTTCTTCATCTAAAGATTCATTAGCTCTCTTCAATGCATTTGCAACATCTGGATGATTAGATAAACCTCTTGCAAGTTTTTCAATTGCCTTTACAGCACCTGAATAATTACCTTGTTTATATCTAGGGTCATTTAATATACCGTATGCTTGTTTAATTTGTTGTGATGTAAATTCTACTAGTGTTTCTTCTTTAATTTTTTCTTCTTCACCTAAAATACCTTTAACAATTGATACTTTAAGTTTTAATTTTTTAGCAATCTCTTTAGCAGTTGCTCCGTCTTTCTGCATAGCGTCAATCTGTGACATCTTACCTTCATCTAAAGGCCAAGGACCATCCATCATTTGTCTTAATTCTTCTACACAAATTTCAATACCTTCTTTTCTTATCTGCATTAACATTTGTGCTGTCTGAGCATGCTTTGAAATAAGTCTAGCACTTGCCATAGATGAAACAAATGGTATATCTGCTTTATATAATTGTTTTAATAGTTCTTTATTACTATCAAATCTGTTGAAAATCTGTTGTAATTTCTTAGCATTATCAAAGCTAATTCTTTTGCCTTTCATATCGGCGTATGCTTTTTTAAGGTTTTGTACCTGCATTGCTGTAGCAGTATTTTCTACTACACTTCCGTATGCGTCAGCCATTGTTTGTCTGTATCTAGTCATTAGTTTCCCTCTATAACTTTTCTATCATTGTGGCAACAACCTCTTGAAGCTTTGCCTTCCATTCTTCTTTGTATCGTTCCCTATATTTATCTATTGTAGAAGCTGAAGCTGCCCATTCTTTTACATCTTTTTCAGTTGGTTTTCTAGGATTTCCTTCTTTTTCTATAACTTCTTTCTCTACAAAACTCTTAATGTATCTCTTACTTGCAACCTCTCCACTACCTTTTTCAGCTGGTTTGTAACCTCTTTGTTCAAATCCTGCGTGATTAGGTTCACCTGGAGTGATGGTGGATGTATGTTTTGCATAGTCTTGGCCTATATCAAACGATTCTTTCTTCTCTGATACTGCCTCAAAACCATAGTCAACATCTAAATTATGTTCATGCATTTCTATAGCTCTATCAGCTGATATAGGAATACAATCCCATATCCACGCCTTATGTAGGTTGTTTTTATTATCTTCTACAACAATATAATTGGTACCTTTTCTCACAATCTTACCTTTCATATCTTCTTTAATATAATTAACTTCATCACCAATATTAAATATTTGTTCTCTAATATAAAGGTCTCTTATTTGTTGTTGTTCAAACTCTACTAAACTTACTACTGATTTTTCTGTTTCAGGAACATAACCAGCAGCCAATTGCATACCTTTTCTAACTTTTTTCATAAGGTCATTTGCATTAACACCTCTTGGTAATCCTCTTTTAAAACTTGCAAGGTCACCTTTAGAAGCTGCTGCTCTCATTTTACTTGCACTCATACCACTAGCACCTTCAGCGTCAGGATCCCTTTCGCCTGCTGACAATACATTTACATTGTCAAAGTTATAATGGCCGTGTCTTGATTTTATATCATTATATTTGTTAATAATAGTTTCAAATTCTCTTACTCTATCACTACCAACAACCATAAAGATTTCTGTAACGCCTTGTTTGTATAACATACTACAAATATCTAATATCATATTTGTTGTATTGATTTCTATCTTTCTAGCATGTCTAGGAAACATACCTTTCATTACTTTTAATTTTTCATTTGCCCCTAATGGATTCTTTTTAGCGTCTTCACTTCTACTTAAATATATTCTGTAATCATCTGCTCTAACACTAGCAACTTTATTAATAAGTTTTTCATGGCCAATTGTTGGTGGATTAAATCTACCAAATGTAAATGCCATTGATTTTCTTCTAGCTTCTGTAAATGATTGCAATTGTTCTGGTAACCCAGCGTCCCTAACTGCTCTTCCAAATTCATTATAATCTATACCAGCATGTTGAGCCGCCTTGTTCTTGGCGTCCTTCATATTCTGTTTCATATATTTTATATACAGTTGAAGACCAGCTGCCAATCGTGGGGCGTGAATAGTTTTTCTAATTAAAGTTTTCCATGCACTATAAATTGATTCAGTCTTTAAGCTATCAATCTCTGCGTCTGTTACTTCTCCATCATCTAAAATATCTTTACACTTCTTATAGAATTTTAAGTAGTGGTATTTTTCTAACATCTTATAGACCACATTTTTAGGTAATCTATTCTTAATACCATATTTTCTTATTTCATCTGGCGACATATCACTATCAAAGGCTGCTCTTCTATCAAGAGCAACATCATCACCAATTTTTATTATATCTGATATACTATCTTCAATCTCTTCTAATTTTTCATTAATTTTATATTGTAAATTTAAAATGTCATCTGGTTTTAATTCTTTTAACTCATCATAATCAATAATGTCCCTTTTCAATTCACCTTTTACTACATCAATCTCTTGTACTTTTTTATTAAAGTCTTTGATGTATAAATCCATATCAAAGGTAAAATCTTCAGGTCTTTTAATAAATATATTTCTTTTAATATCAAATACTGCGTCTGCCTTTTTATTCTGGTCTTCGTAAGTTTCCTTATCTGTAATAATGTAATAGTTAATAGGGTGTTTGGAACCTGGTATTAATTTACCTTGTATGTTATCTGTATTTGCAACAGACAAAAACTTTTTAGATAATCTTAATCTTTCATCTTCTCTTTTGTCCTCTGGTACATCAAACAATACATTAATATCCAAGTCAGCGTCATCTCTATATCTTTTGGTTAAAATAGAACCAATCAAGGTGTATTTTAAAACAGGATATTCCTTTTCAAATTCCACCAACTGTGCCTCAATCATCTTAATTACAGATGGTTTTATCTTTGGATTTTTTGTGTTAGCATTATCAAATACCTTAGGCGCATAAGATATTCTAGGTATATCAATAATACTTTCTTTAAATGTTTTTATCATCTTCTTTTTAATTTTCTCTCTGTAGCCATCCATCTTTTTGCTGTATAACTTTTAATCTTTTGACCTAAAAACCCTCTAATTGATTTGTTAGCCTTACTAATTACTGCTGTAGTAAGTTCTTTATCACTTTTATTATTATCAATAAGAATAAAATTAGCAGCGCCAAATAAATTTTGAAACTTACCCATATGACTTTGGACAGTTTCCCAAGACCTCTTGGTTATATATTCTGGTATTGTTCTTTCTCTTCCTCTGTTTCTCATCAACGCCACATCTAAAGTTGTGTTACTAAACACCATATAGGTATCGTAACCTAATTCTTTTAACATTCTTGTCTGTCCACTAATCTTATCGTAATCTCTACCAGTACCATCAATAACCATACCTAATCTACCCATAATAGCCAAGTCCATCATTTTACCACTAGTTGCCTTTGCCCTAGCTCTCAACATATCTCTAGTTTCTTCTTCACTCTCTGGCATTTTTAATGATAAACCATTTTTCTTTAATGCGTTTTCAAAAGCGGCATCGGAATTTACAACCTTCAAACCATGGCCAGCAAAAGCACTATGAGTTACAAATGTTTTTCCAGAACCTGGACCGCCTGCTAAAAAGAAAGCCTTAAATATATTTGGGTCATATAGGCCTTCTTGCAAGTCTTGAAATCTTATGTCGTCAAAGTTTTTCATTTTGTTTTATCTATAATAGCCTGTGCTATCTCCTCTTTTGTTCCACCCTCTGCTTTAATTTTTATTAATTCATCTTTATAATAATCTAAAAGTGGTGCTGTTTCTTCTTCATAAACTTCCAATCTTTTTAGAATAATCTCTGGTGTATCATCTGCTCTACCTCTGGCTGTTAATCTTCTAATAACTTCTTCCTTTGATACATCAAGGTAAATAACATAATCATATTTAATTCCTGCTTCTTTCATTTGTTTTGCTTGTTCAATATTTCTAGGAAAACCATCAAATATATAACCCTTTTGAGTATCTGGTTTTTCCAATCTATCTTGTACAGCCTGAATAACAGTATGTGTAGGTGCAAATTCACCTTTTGCTAATAAAGCTTTCACTATATCATTGTTCTTTGCCAACTTTCTCATCATATCACCAGTATAAATGTGTGGTATGTCAAGTTTCTTTTCTAATATTTCAGAGTAAGTAGATTTACCTGAACCAGGTCCACCAATCATAATGATTCTTCTTCTACCCATTGCCTCAAATATATAATCTTTAAAACCTTTCATTACCACCCTTTAGGCATTGTAAAATTCTGCCTACTAAATTCTAATCTATCTACCAGTTTAACTGCACCTGCAACCTTATCAACTGCAACATAACCCTCTGGTGCTGTCACTCTATAACCTTTATTAGTTCTTATAAAATGTCCTATACTTTGTATTTGATTCATCTTCTGTAATAATGTAGTCTTACAATTACCTAATGTAATGTGACTAGCAATTGCAAAGTATAAGGCAGTTTGGTTTCTATCAATAAATCTTAAACCATCTTCTTTTGCTTTAATATATTTCTCTTTACCTTTAGGTGTTTTTCTTGAGTCAATCTCTGCCTGTAAAGTATTAGTATAGTAATCTTTAAATTGTACCTGCATAGTTCTAACTTTTTCCATACCACTATTAGAATTCTTAATAAAATAATTAAAGAAAGTTTTTAATCTAAATCCAACTGACAATTGGTCTTGTGTTGACTTACTCATCAAATCTAATATAGATGAACCTTTATGTAAAGAACCTTCAGCCATTCTTATTTGTGCGTCAAAATTATTTAATTCTGGTTTAGTGAACATAACAGCCGTATCTTTATAACCAGCACTTGCTAAAAATATATTTCTGTTTGATGAACCTGTTACTGTACCAAAACTAGCAGACAGGTTACTCATAGTTCTACCAGAGTATTGTGTATGAAATACTATACCCATTTTTGCTCTGTTAATTCTTCTTCCAATATCACTATTAACTGGTACTGCGTATGTAATGGTATTAGGTGTAAAAGAAATCATCTTTTCACCATCTATTGAAATTGATTTAAGGTCATTTGTAAATAACAAATCGCCTTGTAAAATACCTTTGATGTTTAATCTTGAAAGATTTGCTAGACAAACGGAAAGTTTTTTAGCAACCACACCGCCATGGTTTCTATTAATATCTCTTTGTGTATAATTGATTTTGGGAGTTTTATTGAATACTGATTTAGTACCAACGAAGAATTTACCGTTTTCAGGATTGACACCACATATAATAGCTGGAGCCCCGTCCCATTTAACAGTAATATTTGTTGTACTACCTGAACTAGCAGCCAGCATATTTCTAACTGACTTTAAAAAGTTGATAGCATTGTCGCCACCTACGGCACCTCTATTGATTATATCATCTTCTAGGTGTTCTAGGTGAGTGTTCTTATCGTTTGTAAGAAACCCTTTAAAATTAAACATTTTTTTCTCTCATTTTTATCCATTATACCAAAGTACATTCCATTTGTCAAGCACTATTTTATCGCAGCCTCCATGATATATTCAATACCATTATTTATAAGGTTTATTAAGTGAAAAAGAAGACAAGTTAAAATCAAAGTATCTTTAAACCAGAAGTTTCAATAAACAAAGACTTACCTTTCCAACCACCTGCTGCTCTAGTTCTACAAGTAACAGGCATTAATACTTTGAAATTTTTCCACATAAATTTCATTTTAAATGATTGACCAGTATTATTATATTCATAATTAATACCTGATAATTGTTTAGGATTTTTAACTGATACTACATTTTTCAAAGTGCTATCTGTTGACACTTCTTTTAATACACTTCCGCCCTCTTTACCTATTAATAATTTGTAGGGGCATGGTGTTGATTTTACCCTAGGATCCTCAAAAGTATAAAAGAAAACCGTATTTAAAAAATATTGTAGGTTATCTTCTTTTTTTAAATGATTAGCTAATTTTTTAATTACACCGTTTCTAAATGGATAATAAAAATCTTCACCGTAAAAATTTATTTTTTCTGACCTGAATATTTGACCTAATTTACCAAACTCTTCAGTAGAACCAGTTTCAGTATAAGGTTCTTTTTTAATATCTAATTCTTTTAAAGCAGCTTTAACATATTTTTTATTATTAGGAATTTTTTTTATGGCATCAGCCCATGCGTCATCTGTTAATTTTTGTGTTGCTTTAACTTGTTTATTATCACCTAGTTTATTATAATAAGCATTTATATTCGTATTAAATTTTGGTGTTTTATCTTTACCCTCTGAAATTTTATTTGAATATCCTTGATAATCTCCTTTTTTAAGTTCAACAACTACATCTGAAGGATTTTTATCTGACACCCCAGGTGGTTTACCTCTGGCGCACCAATAAACATTTAAAGGTTTTTGACGCTTTATGTCTTTAGAAATGGTAAGAGAATTTTGATATCCTATATTGATATCTCTTTCAGCAGTTTCATCTTTATCAATTAGTTCGCTTAAGTCTTCATAGGTAATTTCATATAAGCCATTTTTATCTGGTTTTAAAACACCAGTTTTTTTATT